GCCAACCTGGCTCTCTTCGCGATTCCAACTCGTTCATCATGACCCTATGTTGGGAGTAAGTCTTATGGAAGCAAGAACTAAAACTCGGAACGGATACGCCTCGAACGGCTCTAGCGATTTCGCTATCGTCGGTCCAGGACCGTTTCCGTACCAGTATTTAGCCTGGACTCTTCATGATTCTATCAAGAAAAAGAAAGATGAGTTAACGGGATTAACACCCCCGTCTGATCTTAACCTTCTGAAGGTGAGCTTTGCTCCCCCTCTCTTGAGTTATCATTTATCGTCCATGGTTGACGGCATGTACTTTGGCTCCATGTCTGGAATGCCTTGTTATGCCGGGACCTTACTTCCTGATTCACCTATACCAGGATGGACCGCCCTAGAAGGAACTACGGCTGAGTTAACAGCAAGGCTGTTAGCTAAGACGAATCCTTTTAGGCCTGAAGTCTCTGTGCCCGTAATGGTCGCAGAACTGGTAGAAGCTGCCTCTCTCTTGAAATTGGCTACGTCCAATGCTATCACGCTAGTCGGCTCAGCCCACCTAAATTATAATTTTGGGTGGAAGCAGACTGTGCAGGATATCAGAAAACTAGCCATGCTCACATCGTTAATTGAATCTCGCATAGCGGAATTCAATGCGATTATAAGTAAAGGCGGCCTGCGTAGATCGGGAATCTACTTGTCTTCTGCAGGGTATCAAAACCCTATAGAAACCGGTCCAATCTTCTCGAATGGTTTGGGAAGTTGGAATGGTCAAGTATCTGCATCCTTCAGAACCAAAGTTTGGGGTTCTGTCAGATGGGTTCCTAATCGTGCCTCACCTGTAGATCTAAGTAAGTTAACAAGCTTTAATCAGGCTTGTAAAACCGTCTTAGACCTTAGGCTTCCAGATCCTGCCACTATTTGGGAAGCAATTCCCTTTTCGTGGCTTGCTGATTATTTCGTCAATGTTGGCGATACTCTCAGCGCTATTCAGGATACGGATAAGGTACTGCCGACTGATGTTTGCATCATGCGGCACCGCGAGGTGACATTAGAGATAAAAGGGATTGTCAAGCCCGAAGAGGACTACCCATATCGAAGACAAAACTCGATATCTTCTGGGAAAACAGTCTATGACTGGAAACTCAGAAATGTGGTCGTCCCCGACTCTCTTGGAGACTTACTTTCCTTTCGCATTATGTCGAAAGGCCAAGCTACTAACCTGATCGCACTATTAGCCTCTTTATCGAGGTTCAAGTGAATATCAGCCATAAAGAGCTGAGCATCAGGTTATTCCAAACTATGTGTGTGTGAAAGGTTACCAGCACAATGGCTCTTACCTCCCCTATGACTATCACGATCGGCGCCCAGGCTTATTCTTTGACAAAGAAGAACCAGGACAATTACGGCTCTGTATGGATGGATAACACCACCATTGCCGGTACCGAAGTGAAAGTTACAGTCAAGCATGCCTATGAAGGCAAGCCCAAGACTGTCGCTTCTGGTACTGGGTATGTTTCGTCGCAGATGGAACGCCATATCATTGACCTTACGGTCACTGTTACGGACGTCAACGGCTTCGCTCACATTACCCAATCCTACACTCATATCCGCAATTTGCGGGGATCGACTGTAGGTGCTGTCGGTGACATTGCACAGGCCCTTGCGGTCTATGTTAATGCCAACGCAGATGCGCTTGTCGCGTGGGACAACTGAGTTTATACTCAGTTCACCCAACGAACTAACAAGTTTGTCATATGGGACTAGCCCCTAGTATCATTAATTGTCCATGAAAGGAAAACTAATGACTAAGAGACTAGTTCACTCGCTGGAAGGTTACGTAAATGCAGTCTTTACAGATCTGCTTCCTACGTACCGTAGCGCTCATGATTGGGAACGAGATAAGAATCGCTCTCTTCATGAACTGGCATATCGAGGTGAGCGTCTGCTCACTATCGACTGGCCAGCCCTACGCAAGCACTTTGAAAAGTGCCTTGAAGATGGCTTGTACTCCTCTAGCAAATTATTCCTTTCAAGGAATAAGAGCAAGAGAGTTCAGGTTCCGGCATTTCTGTCGGATCTGTACTTACAGGTCTTCGATGCGCAGGGGAAGTTGCTGCCTGAGCCTAATGTATGCGCTATAGCTGACTTACGTCAACTTTACGAAGGTTTCGGGAAACTGAAACATCCGTGCAAACAGGAGGCAATTGATGAAGAAGTTTCAAACTTCTACACCATCGAGGCAAGTCTCAGAAATCCTACTCTCTTTTGGGAAGGAGATGAACTTTATGAAGATCATCATCTTCTTGATAGCGTCTCTTTTCATGATGGTTTTAATCATCATGGACGAGCTGCAGAAGGATTCCTGCCATTCATTGTTGTCGACGAAAGTCAACTTCAGTCTGGAGACATTACAACGCTCGAAAGAGTGTGTGACGTCATTGCTTCGTCATTTGGAGACTTACATCTCGAAAGAGATGATGAATTAGTCTCCGAAAGGCCGCAACATGGGACTGGTCGAGTTAGTAACCAAAAGAAGACGGAATCAAAGTATGATTTCGCCATCTGGCCGAGAAAACTCGATCTGATATTTCCTTTCGATCGATATGCTGTCCATGACCTTGGTCTTGGCAGTATGTCTGACGATCTCCTCTCTTTGGATTATCGAAATTTCGAACATCCATCGAAGCTTTGTGCTGTGCCCAAGACAATGTCTGGTCCTCGCCTTATTGGCTCAGAACCAAACTATCATCAATGGATACAGCAGCTGATTAGATCTCAGATCGAAGCAAGAATAGCAAATACTCCATTATGCCACTGTGTTTCCTTTGGAAACCAGGAGCCTAATAGATTGCTAGCTCTTAAAGGATCTTTTGACGGCAGTATTGCTACTGTCGATCTCAAGTCCGCTTCGGATAGGCTATCTTGCTGGACTGTCGAACGTGCTTTCCGCAGGAACTTAACGTTCCTTCAACGGATTCATGCAAGCAGAACCAGAACGATGAGGAATGCCATAAATGACACTTGGTCAGTTATAAAGCTGAAAAAGTGCTTCACTCAAGGCAGTGCCTGTACTTTTCCAGTACAGACCATCGTCTATTCGATGATAGCGATTGCCGCGGTCCTTCTTTCTGATGGATTACGGCCGACGTCTTCGAATATTCTTGAAGCCGCCCGTAAGGTGCGTGTCTTCGGGGATGATATCATTATCCCAGTAAACGCGCTGCAGAAGCTAACAGAGTTACTCAGCTTTAATCAGCTGGTCGTTAACTCAGGCAAAACTTTCTCAAAAGGAAAGTTTCGTGAGAGCTGCGGCCTCGATGCTTACGATGGAGTCGATGTGACACCAGCGCGCATTAAGAGGTTCTCTGAGAGCCCTTCCCATGAAATTGCACAATCAATGCTTGAGAGTTGTAATAATCTCTACAAGCGTGGGATGTGGCACACAGCCTATTGGCTGCGGTCATATCTCTCCCGTTTTGAGCTTCCTGATCGTAAGATCACTAGGCCAGAATGGGACCTTGAGCAATTCCGTGACTCTGATGGTTTTGCGAGCTTTATATCTGATAGATTTGATCATCTCGTTAAGAGATATAACAGATCAATACAGACAGAAGAGTATCGCATTCACTATCTTACTAGCAATAGCAAGAAAGTGCCCACTCAGAGTGCTCACGATCTCTATGAATTCCTTCATAGAGCTAAACTGAAGATTGAGTTAAATCCTCATCTTAACCCAAAGAAGGGTGGTTTAGGTATCGTGAACAAAAAGTCTTCAGTGATGAAGACGGGGTGGAAAACTCTGTTTCATAAACAGGTTTTCAATCGGGCGTAGCCCGCTATCTAAGAGAAGCAGTG